CTCTCGGTAGGGTTGAACCCTAATGAATTGTTACAAAGGTAACAACTCGGACCAGCCATATGTCAATCGTTCCCGGAATGGCACGGGATACTCTGCAATCGTAGTAGGGTACTCAGCTGTAGAGATACAGTTAAGTCCATCAACTAAGTGGTTCCAACCACTCTTTTGACGAGGATCTATCCTCGCCCTAGTTGTTCGAATTGCTACTTCATAACGTTGAAGGTTCCGGTTATACCGGATCTTCCCTTCCCCGCTTATAAGTAGATGAGACAATTCGACCTTTCTATATTCGAAGATTCCTTGAGCCAACTCATTGTTGCTAATAGGCAACGACGGGTAGACTCTCCGAACCTGGGAGTATAGATACGACGAAAGGACTTCATATCCCTGCAGTCTAAGCCGTAAGGCTAGACCACAGAGACTCTGAAGACCCGCAGCTGTCGATGTATTAATATTCTTAACTCGTAGTGGTGTAACATCTTGTCCATGATAGGACTCGACGCCACACGATTCTCTGTAGAATCCGCGATGATAACACTTTTGTGTATTGGGGATTAACCCACATACACTAAGTGCATACATTGCGGCACTATAGTACTTTGATGGAATAATAATATCATCGCCATAGACATACACATCCGCCTGATCGGCACAGAGCCGACCATGCTTCATGCATATGCCAGCACGAACTATAGAGTAGAAGACGAGGGACTCGACAGGGAACATTAAACAGTTCCCCATCGGAGCCCACTTCTTCAGCTCAATACAACTCGCATTGTCGATATAACAATGAGTAGCTCGGCAACATGAGAGATACTTATCTGCATATTCTCCGAAGAGATATGAGACAAGGTCCTTATGTAGTCGATCACTCGCGTCCTTGAGATCTATAGTCGCTAGAGAGCGATCAATGGATCCCGAACGCGCTAGAGACTGATTAACACCTTGGTCTGTGAAGTTAATAAACTTCCCATAACGAGAGTGCTTTATGCAGTTTTCTAACTCACTACGAAGTCCTTGCTGAATCCAGATAGCTTCCGAGGGATGCACACAAATTG